GCTGCATTTGCAGATAGTAAACCCCATTATGAACTCCTTGACGGCTTGAGAGGAATCGCTGCTCTTTTGGTTATATGGTATCATATATTTGAAGGCTTTGCCACAAGTCCTATAGACCAGCGGTTCAATCACGGCTATTTGGCCGTCGATTTCTTTTTTATCCTGTCGGGATTCGTTGTTGGTTACGCTTATGACGACCGTTGGAAAACAACGATGAACACAAAAGACTTTTTCAAACGCAGGTTAATCCGTTTACATCCAATGGTTATCCTGGGAGCTGTTTTAGGTGCTATTACGTTTTGTATACAAGGTTGTGAGAAGTGGGACGGTACGCAGGTCAGCATATCTATGGTGATGCTTGCATTGCTTCTCAATCTTTTCTTGATTCCGGCTGTACCCGGTTCGGGTTCCGAAGTTCGTGGAAATGGAGAAATGTATCCTTTGAACGGTCCGAGTTGGTCTTTGTTTTTCGAGTATATAGGGAATATTCTGTATGCCCTGTTTATCCGCCGGTTCTCGACCAAACAGCTGACCGTGCTTGTCATTCTGGCGGCGATCGGACTGGCTTCATTTGCTGTATGCAATCTTTCCGGTTATGGGCATTTAGGTGTAGGTTGGTCATTGCTGGATTATAATCTGCTCGGAGGATTTCTGCGTTTGCTGTTTGCTTTTTCCGCAGGGTTGTTGATGTCGCGTATTTTTAAACCGGTCAAGATTAGAGGAGCTTTCTGGATATGTAGTATTGCGATTGCTGTTCTACTGTCTATACCACATATCGGCGGTATGGAAGATTCGTGGATGAATGGTATTTATGACTCTGTATGTACCATTATTCTTTTCCCGATCCTTGTTTACCTGGGTGCCTCCGGAAAAACGACAGATAAAGGGACTTCCGTAATTTGCAAATTCCTGGGAGATATATCCTATCCCTTGTACATCGTTCATTATCCTTTTATGTATTTGTATTATGCCTGGTTGTGGAGTGGGGAAAAACTCACTTTCTCCGATACATGGCCGGTGGCTTTGGTAGTATTCTTCGGAAATATCCTGTTGGCATACCTCTGTCTGAAGTTGTATGATGAACCTGTAAGAAAGTGGCTGACTAAGAAGTTTCTGGCTAAGAAACAGGCCTGATATATATAAGAAATAGTCCCGTTCATCGGGACTATTTCTTATATTCGTGAACCATTTATTTTAATATCACTATCAGGCAATAGTCTTTTGATACGTTCAATTCCTTCTTTGCTTATTTTCCCGAATAACTCTAAATGTTCAATTTTTATCTTTGATATTTCATCCGGTATATCAATCTGATTAATGAATCTTATTTCCAATTTCTTTATTTCAGTGAGTTCTAACAAAACAGAAGGAAATTCTTTCACTCTAATAGAAATGCCACGACCGAAACCTGTACCTTGTGCATCTGCCATTAATTTGTTTTTCACTTTGTTGTTAGTGAGGTCTTTCTTTCTGATCATCCAACTGATTTGTGGTCGTAGAGCGAAGTTTCTTTTATTCTGTTCAAGCCCGACGAAGCCTGCCCAAAGTTCCAACGGAGTTTCTGTAACTGTATTGTTATATACTTCCTGATATTTTAAATCTACTTTTACTATTTCATCAGGCAGACTGTCTGTGCCTTCCAGTTGTTTTAGATTGTTCCTTTGTCCTTTTTTGTCATAAGGAAAGAATTTCACTATCCAGCCGTCGATCATATTAGGAGCGCCATACTTCTCTTGCGAATGATATTTAAACATATTGCGCCAAAAGCCTTTGTTAATTTCGCCTTTGGATGCTTTTACAAATTCCTCCAGAAGAGGTTCCAGCTCGGAGATCCACCATTCGAGCTTATATCCTTTCAAACTTTTAGCCTTACTTAGCACCTTCTCCCAATCTTCAGGTGTACCTTCGAGGGTTATTTCCGGGATTCCGCAAACAATGCGTATAACAATAAACTCAAAATAAGGCTTCACGGATTCCATGATTGTTATTTCAGAGGCAATTTTCTCTAAAGGTGTTGTTGTTGAGAAGTTGCAAGTCAGTGTTTCAACCAGGCTATTTCCTACTTGTTTTTTTATTTGTTCTGTAAATTGAGGGAAGATCTCACTCCATGAAAGAGTAGGATCTTCCAATTGTTTATCTGTCTTAACAATCAACGATTGTTTTCCGGAGAAATCGACGATATAATCTCGCATTGCTTCTTGATTAGCGTTGATATGTCGTGCAAAGCCTTGGCTGATTAACAACCAGATCATGTCCGGAGATAACACAAACGGTCTGTGGTCCGCATAAGCCTGATACATGCCTTGAAAGAAAGAATGGTAGCGATAAGATACCAGGCTGTCGGGAGCTTCGCTTTTTGCGATGATATTGAACGGCGGATTCTTTTCCTGCTTTTCAACTTCTTTTGAAAAAACTTCGGTTTCGGACATGATAAGTCTTTTGTAGATATCGTCGTAAGATTGCAAATAAAGGAAGTTTTCGGGAGTTGAAAGCTTTTCTATTTTGAAAGTAATTCTTTTTTGAGCAAATGCGGAAATGCTGCAGAGCATTATTAATACGCAAAATAGTATTTTTTTCATAATATTGAAGTATATAGTACTGTGATATAAACTTTTCAGGTGCGCCTGTGGTTTCAATAGATAATATGCAAATATAGTATTATTAAGAGTCGGTTTGGTGCAATCTTGAATATTTTTTGAACCGCTAAACAGAAATTATTCAGGAATTTATAGTAATTCTGGAAAACTTTCGTTAGTGCCTTATACAAAGGACTTTGGGAGAATTACCCATTTTTGAGGTAATGACTTGGCAACTGTGCAATCTGCTGCGTTCTACCTTGAATTGCTTACAAGGAACTCTTATTTTGTTGCAAAGATACGAATTTTACTTATATATAAAAAGCACTGTACTATTTATTATGTCCCTTAGATAGTACAGCACTTGAATATTTGTCTAATTTCTTTTGATATAGAAAAAATGTTTTAAAGGCTATTCTTTGTGATAAGAAACCATATCTCCCTTATCATTTCGATACATCTCTATATAATCCAAACAACTTGGCTTTAATGCGCCATTAAAGTGGAAAACAAATGTTCTTCTTCCATCATTTGATTCACAACGTAGAGTTGATTCATCTTGTTTTGTTACACGTCCTACAACAAGAGGATTGTATGGTGGTATCATAAATTCAAACGTGCCCTTGCTAAATTTGTAGTAGATGTCTCGTTGGGTTGGACTATCTATAGTTTTTTCTCCATTTCTCCATAAACAGTTTCTTGGTGAACTAAAGTGATTATAATCTTGCCCTGAACTGATTTTATGTGCTCTTATAAAATAGCTCTTCACATAACTACCATAATCAGAACACATTTGAATATTCATTTTATAACCATTAATACCATAATCCCGTTCTTCTACTCCATAGTGTCCTTCTCCATATTTTACCATGTATGAAAACACCTTATCAGCAACATTGAAGTTTCTTGATGGGATCTTATCAATAAGACCTTCCGAGAAGTAATCTAATTCAAAGTCAATCTGATAAGAACCTTTCAGATAAAGATATGCTGCAAGATAAATAGCTTCTGCTTCAAGGTCTTTTGTATTAAGAGGCATGTGTTTTTTCAGGTCTGTTACACTTTCCTTTACATATTGTTCTATAGGGTCCATAGATGGAGCTTCTGATTGCAGAACTGACTTTATCGTAGATTCAGACTTACAATTGTTTACACTTGAAGATGATTGTGAACTCACATTTTTATCTTCCTTTTTACCGAATAAAAATTCAAAAAAATCCATGTTATTTGTATGATTTAAAGTTTAACACTCTTTTTCTTGTTTCTTTGTAATTGTACCTACATTCATATTGTAATATCTTAAATAAAGATTCAATATTACGACTTGTTAATTTGCCATCCTCCGCACAGATTCCTGTATAAAACAACAAAGCTATTGATTTTGCCTGCTCGTGTTTTGCTGATACAATTTCATTATATGTTTTTTCTTCAATATCAACATATCCTCCCGTATCATTAGGTTTAATAGATGCGTGTTGATAATAGGTAAGTGATTTCATATTATACTTCCATCCCGAAGATATTGATATTTGGGTTGCTAATTCATTACAATAATGCGCATAGTACATATCAGAAATGTACAACAAGTCAGGATTGATATTTATTGGAATTATATACCTTGCCATAGAATCCATAGCAATAGATGCCCTATTTACATAAGCTTCCTGTTGAAAGATTTCATCATTTGTTGTACAGGCTAATTTTGTCAAATATAGATAATCATATGAATAAATCTTTCTATATAGTTCCATATGGTTTTTAGGGCACATCAATAGTAATAATCTAAAAGTATTTGCTGCCCCAGCTAATCCATAATCACTATTCCAATATCGATTCGGGAACATTGCAAGTTGATTTATACTTCGATAAAGATAATTTAGCCCTTCTTCGAACTTTTGCCCATACATATACATACCTGCTATATCAGCAAGTATATATGGATGCTCTGTATCTTTAAATTCAAATATGATAGAATTTAATACAAAAGTAGGAATTTCATATAATGCTAATGAAATTCCCCTTGTACGCCAAGGAGAATTTAAATCTTTGAATTTAGGCTTGTCATTTTGTGCATTTTGAACTTTGAGGACATAATTATCCACAAACGAATCATCTATGCACAAACTTCTATCAATCATAGTAATTTCAGACATTTCATAATTCTTACATTTATTGTGTAGATACAGTCCCAACTCTTTAAGTAAAGATATGATATACTCATTGTGTATTTTATTCACATAAAAATCAAACATCATAGGAAAGAGCCAATTGCCCTTTTTCTCTTGAAAACAAATGGGATGTTCATGTGCAAATTGACTGAACGATTTTGGGTCAGCAGACTCAATTTTCTCAAGGAGAGTTTTGATGTAATAATTATCTTCCATACAAAAAACTTAATTATCAATGTTATGATAGATTTTCTCCCTGTAATGTTATCAACCGCTTCTTAACAGTCCCGTTCTTACAGGATTTTACTATAGAAATTATGACTTCATCCATACGTGGCACTTCCAATTTTCTGTATTCATTTGTATCATCACAGAAAACCACAAGATACATCTTTTCGATAATTATGTCATAATTTCTTTCGAGAATATAGCGATATAGGTTCTGTTGAATACAATAATGCCAATATGGCGTATCCTCAATTTGATTGAGTTCACCTAACCCTTTCTCGCCATAGTTGTTTACCGCAATCGGTTTACCCCAAAAATCGACAATGCGATGACTACGTTTCCAATCATATATGTCAAAAACATCTCCACGTTTATGTATCATATCTATTGTACCAGCAATTTTTAGTTCGTCATCATATATAGCCCATTCTGTTCTAAACGGTTTAAATTTGTGGTTTTCGAGAAACTCTATGAATTGCATATATTCAAGTTCAAGAGAAATTTGTTCTTCTATGTGAACATATTTTCCGTCATATTTGAAAGAGAATTCTTGTTGATATGGAAGTCCCTTATAATAGTTTTCTATTTGTTGGTGCATAAAAGTTCCGACATCACGTGAACACGCACCTTTTGAATCCCATTCTTCAAGAATCTGTCCTTGTGATATATTTCGTTGATTAGCTTTATATTCTGACCAATAGTATGAATCAAATGGCTTAAAGAAACAAGATATCACACTGCTGACAGGAATAAATTGTTCCTGTCCATCATATAGATAAATATGTTCTTGTGGATAGAATTGAATATGAACGTCTTTTTCGCAAAAAACAGGTTCTCCTATTTTATAGTTTACTTTTCTATTTGAAGAAAACACCAATGGTTTCATTCTCTTGGCACAAACCCTTTCTTTTTCCGTTTGTGTTATGTCTGCAATTTCAAGTTTCTCATTGTCAACAATACCAAATTCATGGTTCAAGTATTTCTCGCGAGTATTTTCACTTGCCATAACTTTGGCTTCGATTTCTGTCCATCGTTCAATTTCCTTTGGAGTAGAACATGAGAGAAAATCGATTGGTAAAACCATAGAGGGTTGTATATAATGAAGAACTTGTGCTATAAAAGCCGCACATCCCTTAGGATTGGAAAAAACTTGATATTCAGTAAAACGAATAACAATCCATCCGATATTATTCAGAAGTGCATCACGAAAATCATCTCCACATCCTATATAATGTATAGGTTTTCGTGTAAATGCAGCATATGGTTCGTCTATTTCAATGTCTATTCTTATAGATGGGTGCTTTTTGCATATAATCGCTATATCTGGTTCAAAAGGCCTGTTATCTTCTACAGGAAGTATATTGCAATCACCGAGTATAAGTAAATCACATCCCCTGAAAGTATCTTGTAGATAATTTTGGAATTTAGCTTCACTGAACCCTCTTCTTGCTATAGCTTTTCTTCTGTATGGAAAAACAATACAGCCATCTTCAGGATATTTAGTTACTGGATATTTCCAGTTACTCTTATCTTGGACAACTGATGGCATCAAATAATCAACATATTGAACATCAAAATCATCAACCACTCCAACAGCATAATCACTTTCTATTTTTTTCTCTGTTTTGCAAATGACATCTATCAATTCTTTATCTACGCTTTTAGACAAAGCAAAATCTTTAACCTTCTTGACTTTTTCTTTTGCCGTCTCAATATCAGCAGACTTTAATGCATTAGAAATAGAATTGATTTCATCTTTTATTTGTTTTTGTTGCTGCACTTCTATGTTCTTTTTATCAATGAGTTTTTGCATCTCTTCCCGAGAAAACTCTTTCATTAAAGAAATATAAACAATACAGGGCTTTTGATGCTTAAATTTCTGTATTACAGATTCGCATCTTTTTACAAACAAGTCTTGTGTTGTTACTCCATCAATAATAACAACATAGTTTGAAGATAATTCATCTATATGATGGAGAGCACATGATTGAAATCCAAGTACAGCCAAATCAAGAGTTAAAAACTGAACTTGAAGATTTTCATCGAATTCAGCCCCATATGCGATTACTTGCACAGGGACACCCAATGATTTTATAAAGTTACTAATCTCTATGTTGATATAAGAAGGGGTATTTATTTTTCCCTCCTTATATTTATCTATATTAATGTTATTCTCTTGCGTCTGTTTAAAATGAGTGTAATCTAAATCGGTTGCAGTGCAAAAACTTGAAAAAAAGAATTGCCATATGCGATATTCTCCTTGTATGATATTTCCTTTATAGTCGGTTTTTTGAAAATTCATGTTATAAAAATAGCAACCAGAATGTGGCGTTGTAGATTTTTTGCTACGACATAACTTACTAAAAGCTATTTGTGCCTTTTCCCATTCTTCGGTACTTAAAAACTCTTTTTGCCGCCTATCGAAATCTATTATTTCCGTAATATTACTTATTATTATTGATTTGTTTGCAGAAGGATGTTCTTTTTGCCAACAAGTAAGTCCATCTGAATAGTTGGCTTTAATCATATTATATTCAGTTGATACCTGCTTTTCTCGTTGTATTCTTTCCAATTCGAGCTTTTCTCTCTTTTCCCATTCAACTTTAGGGAATGAGAGGAATTTATTTATATCTTGTTTTGTAAGATTGTTTTCAGACTGGAATATTCGTAATTCTTTTCGAAAGAAAGAGTATGCATTAGGATATATATCTTTTTGATGCTTAAATTTCTTTATTAAACGCTTGGTTGATAAATTTGATATAAATATAAAAGCTATAAGAATGGCTATTAAAATTCCTATAATTATGCATACGACTTTAAAACCTTGAGTAAGTCCCCAAGTTATAAGTGCTAGTAGGGCATATCCAATACAACCCCATTTTTTTTCTGAATCCATAATTCTTACTTATAAATATATAAAGCGTGAACTGCACAGCCACGTCTTTATTTGGAGGTCGTAGGAAACCTTGCATACAGATGTAGTAATAGCAGCCCACGCTATAGCGTGAGAACCACTATGCCATCTGAGTATGCAATTTGAAAATTTCCTACGTTTCCAAATACTTGATGCGCATAACGCTTCTTTCTTATCTAATATGTTTTGGAAAGAGTTACCTCAATCCGATACAAAGGTAAGAAAAATCCGTGATCTGCCATTCAAACATCACGGATTTTTTTGATTTACAGTTTCATACTCCTATTCTGTCTTGGTTTCGGTATTCCGATAGCTTCTCTAAACTCATTCATTTTCTTTCTGAACCAGTTCACGTGTGAAACCCCGTCTATCTTGAAATCGAATCTACCGTTTTCGTCCTGTCTGATGGAACAGACGGAGTGTCGGGTATCAAAACTTCGGTTAAATTCGGAAGAATAGAGTTCGCCTTTTATCCCGACCTCCTTGAACTCGCACAGTCTTCTGATTATTCCGTCATTGAACCCCAATCGGTCACGCAGGAAGTTTATTACAGGCATCAGCTTCTCCACATACGGGAAATAGCGTCTGACAAAATCCGTAAACTCCGACAGCTTGCGGTGCTGTTGCTCGTAAGCGTTTCTTATCTCCTGTATCTGTTCGGCTTGTTGCCGTTCCCGTTGTCGGGCTTCGTCTTCAAGTTCAAGGATGCGGTCTTGCAAGTCCTCGTTCCTGCGTTCCAACGATTTCATTCTTCCACTTCCGAAAAGAGAACCCACACTGCTTGCAAGGGCGGTTGCCGTATCGGTGGCTGCGCTTTTGAGCTTGTCGGTGCGGATTTCCGCTTTTACCTGTTTCAGTTCCTCCTGCGCCTCGGCTTTCTTCTCCTGTAACAGTCTGGTTTCGGTTTCAAGGGTTTCATTTTTCTTTTTCAAGTCCCGATAATACTGCATGGTGGTAGTGTGCCGTGCTTCCGAGCCCCGTACCCCACGTTGCAATCCGTATTTCGTCATCACCCTTGCGTAATTGTCGTGGTAGGCAATCAGGGTCTGGCGGTTGAACAGGTCATCGGCACACAAACGGACGGAATTTGTTTTCTTGCGGTACTTGCGCTTACCGTCCGTCTGTTCTTTCTTGGCTTTGCGCCTTTCACCCGTCACGATAGGAACAACGGCTGCGTGGATGTGCGGAGTCTTCTCGTCCATGTGCAGATGGGCGGCAACCACATTGTCTTTGCCGAATGTGGCTTGCAGCCATTGGATGCTGTCGTTGCACCATTCGTCGAGCTTTCCTTTTTCCTGTATGTTCATCATGTCCTCGTGCGTACCCGACAAAACCACCCGGACAACGCGGACTTGGTCGTGCGTGATTTTCCGTCTGATGCCTGCCGTGTTCAGCCTGTGGGCAATCGCTTCATCCCTGCCGTGAACGCCATCAGGGTATTCGACAAGCACCCTGTTCAGATGTGTTCTTGTCGGGTCTGCGTTTTTAGGTATTATCTTTCTCTCTATATGGTCGGACTGCGTGGTGTCCGATGTACCCTTTGCCTTCTTAATGTCCAATGAAAAATATCCCATATCATTACTGTTTTTGCGGTTATCGTTATGTTTCTTCTCTCTGCCTGTGGCATCGGCTCACAGGGTTTATTATGCAAATGAACCATTGCAGCACTCGGCATAATCCAAACGAGTTTGGCTTCTGCTCTCGTTTGCACAAGGTTTCCAAAGGGATTTCCCTTTGGCTCGATAGGGTGTTTTTAGCGTTACGGAGTAATGCGTGAAGAAAACGCCCTATTGAGCTATGGTATTTCTGTCTAAATACCTTGGGAGAGCGGACGTGCATATTACAGATGAAATCCCCCTTTCTTTTTCGGTGGCTGCATCATCCGCCTTGCGGATTGGACTTGCTTCTTCTCCTTTATCGGCTCTGCCGATTGGGACAAGGGCTTACCGCACAGGTAGTCGTTCAAGTCCTTATAATCACGATAGTACATTGACTTGTCAAGCATCCGTTCCCCGAACTTCTCTTTCAGCTTCTTGCAGGTGCTCCGTCCAGCCGTGTCGTTGTCAAGGAAACAGCCGATTTGGGTGTAGGTTTCCAATAAGCTTTCCGCTTTCGCAAGATTGGAAACGGAGTTCAGTATGACATAGTCCTGTGTGTCCAATCGCGGGTGTTGCGGATTGTTTCTTACTCGGATGGTAAGGAATGAGAGGTAATCCATGAACCCCTCGAACAGGTAACACATACATCGTTGTCCGTCCTGCTGTCGGATATGAGTGATGTCTTTCGGGGCGACACATCCCTTGAAGTATCTGTTGCGCACTTCATATCCTCCTGCCATGTTCGGAAAGCCGATGGCAAAATAGGGTTTGTCGGCATTCATAAACCGAAGCTCCCTGCATTCTCTTTTGGCAAGTCCGATGTTTATTCCCCTTTCTTGCAGATAGGCTATAAGAGCAGGGGAGGACAATTCTCCAACCTTTAATCCCTGATAAGTACGATTGTCGGAATGCTGTCTGCCAAAAGAGAACGATGCAGGGCGGATGTATGCTGTCCGCTCCTCTATGCGTCTCAACAGATAGGCTACATCTTCCGAACGGTAGAGTTCCGCTGCCAATGCAATGATATTACCGCCTTTGCCGATGCCGAAGTCATACCATTTCTCAAGCTCGGTGTTTACCTTGAACGATGCGTCCGTTTCTTCCCGTAACGGTGATTTGTACCACAGGTTCCTGCCTTGTTGCTTTACAGGCGTATAGCCCAGACTTTGCAGATAGTCTGCCAGTTTGATTTGCTTTACATCTTGGATTGTCATATTACATACGGTTTTGAAGTTGATGAAAATTTGTTGATTTGATGAATTGTCAATGTAATATGTTTATATACAGCCTCGTAACCTCTCAACATCTTCTCAACAAACCGCTCGCCAAAAGAGAAATCCACAAACGGGTGTCGGTGGTCTCTCAACTTCTCTTTTGGCTTGTTGAGATTTTGTTGAGAATGTATATCGTTTATTGTCAGTGTATTTATACCCATATTCAACAATTCAACAGAAAAATGATAGTATTACAGGGATTCGAGTTGCTTCCTTGTGACGGTGTAGAAGCGTCCCACCCTCTTTATCGGCTCATAGTGACAACTTCTGTTGTAATTGCCCTGATAGGTGGTGTAGGTAAGCCCGTTTGGTGCAGGTGTCAGTTTCCAGCACTCCTGCACCACCTTACGCACTTGGTGCTTTTCCGCCTTTACCTGCGAGTGCACCAGCAGTACGACAAGGTCGTTAAGGCAGAATGAAACGCTATCCACATCCATTGCAACCATAATGTCAAGCAGCAGTTCCGACATCTCTATCTCCAGCCGATTGCGGTTGCTACGGATAATCTTCTGCAAGGCTTCTGTATGCAGCAATGTGGGGTTGAACCACATCCGGCTTTCCTTTTCGGTGGACAGTTTTCTGTGTTGCAGGAAATGGAGAAAGGCGGGTATCTCCGCTTTCAGCTTTTGCAGGAAGTCGGTATCATCGGACTGCAAGCGGTCTATCTTGCGCACCCAATAGCGTGTTTCCCCTGCGTCTATGATTACGGGCAGATGCTCGTTGTTGGAACACAGCACGAATTTGGCGAAGAACGCAATCTCATCACGGTCTTTGCCTTTGGCTTCCACCTTATAGGAAAGTGTGGTGCTGAGGTTCTTCAACCGCTCGCTATCCTCCCTGCGGTTGAGCAGCACCTCATCCACCACGATAAGGAGCTTGCCAGCCCAGTCGGAATTGAACTGGCTGCGGAAATCCTCGTTGGTGTTGAAAGTCACATTGTTCTGAAAAAGGGCTTTCAGAAAGTTCAGGAAGGTGCTTTTGCCCGTGTTGCGTTCTTCCGACACCAACAGCAGGATAGGCAACTTCTGAATTGGTTGCAGGTAGAGCAGTTGCAGATAGTCCATCCCCAACTCGTACTGTTCCCCGAAGATGTGCCGTACCAAAGATTGGATATGCGATAAATCGCCCTCCTGCGGTCGGTGGTCTATCGGTTCGTAGAGGTTAAGGAACTTGCCGACCACGGAACGGTAGCCGATGTGTTCGGGTACTGTGCAGAAGCCGTCATACTTGGGAACTCTGCCGATGTAATCCTTGCCGTAATCCTGTCGCAGGGTCTCGTTGTTCCATGCGATGCGTTTCCTTATATACCCTCCGTTCAGTTTGGGCTGCTCCACAATCTTATAGAGCGTTGTCCCCACTCGGATAAACTCTTCCTTTGCCATGCCGCCATCCGATGGCGGTCTGTGGCTGTCCTGTTGTTCGATAGCTGACATAATCAAATGGTTTTAAGTTTGAAAATTACCAGCTGCAAAAATATAATCAATTATCGGATAGGTTGTTATGCAAAACACGGCAGAATGGTGACAAATAGCCCCCGAAACAAAAACTTTCAATGGTTTGGGACAGGAAACGGGTTGTGCAAACGGAAAACTCCCGAAAAGCGAATGTCGGATTACGCTTTTCGGGAGAAAAAATCAGAGCGTCTGTCGTACTGACTTAATGAATTACTGACTTACCGAGTGAATTATGTCAGGCATTCAGCTACGAGAAGTATTCGGATTTGGATATACCGTTGGTATTCAGCGAGAAGAAGATGCTTGTTTTCTCTTTTCGCAGGTACAGTATTTCAAGAACGGCATTGCGTACCCGTTCCGCTCCGAATGTGCCGATATGGAAAGCGAGGGTAACTATCGCTTCAAGGTTGTAAACCTCCATACAGCAATTATCGGATACCCGTATGCTTCGCCTTATCCCGTATTCCCTTAAAACTCCGCTCTTGCAAAGAGCCTTCAGCCCTGCACGGAATGTCGGGGCGGTTACTCCGAACAGGTCGCAAAGTTCCCATTCGCTCATGGCGGTTGCGCTAATGTCGGTCGGCATGATGATGTTGCCGTTACCGTCTGTTGTTATGATGCTTCGTTTCATGGCTATGCTTGGTTATGGGGTTACACTTCCGAACGATGCGTTCAGCTTGTTGCCGAACATCGTCAGGTCATTGTCAAGTTTCTGCGTGGTTATCTTCGCATAGATTTGAGTCGTGACAATGTTCGTGTGTCCCAGAACACGGCTCACGCTTTCAATGGGCATCCCCTTGCTAAGAGCCAGTGTTCCAAACGTATGACGAGCGCAATGGTAGGAGATTTGCTTCTCTATTCCGCATTCCGCCATTACCTTTTTCAGCTGTTTGCACATCGTCCAATAGTTGATTTTCCCGAAAACCAGCTTGTCTTCCGACAGATACTTGTACCGTTCGATTATCTGCAAGGGAATATCCAGCAGCTTCACTTGGAACGGGACATTTGTCTTGTGCCGTTTCGACAATATCCATTTCTCACCATTCACCTCCACTATTTCATCCGTTGTGAGTTCTTTCATATCCACGAAAGACAAGGCGGTGAAACAGGCGAAAATAAACAGATCCCGCACCAATGCGAGGGTGGGGTTGTCAAACTCGTGCGCCATGATTCTTTTGATTTCGTCCTCTGTCAGATACTCCCGTTCCTTAACATTCGGGCTGATATGGAACTGCGCAAACGGATTTCTCGGTATCAGTCCGTTATAGTGCGCACGCATGACCACCCCTTTCAGCCACATGCAGTTCAGCCAGATGGTGGCGTTTTTCAGTCCCCGTTCAGCCGTAAGATAAGCCGCAAACTCCTTGATGAAGTCGGGTGTAAGTTCCAGCATGGACATGTCCGTCCGTCTGTAGAATGACTTGATAAAGGCTGCGACATAGTTCCTTGCCCTTACCATGACCTTGTACGTGCCGATGCTGCGGTCTTTACCGACACGTTTCAGGAAGTTGGCGCAATCCTTGTCAAAAGCCTTTATCAGTGTCTCATACTCGCTTCCTACCCCTTGGTAGGCATTGCGCACCATTTCAGCCGTTACGTATGCCTCTCGGTCGGATATGCGCTGATAGTGCTTGATGATTTGCGCCTTGATGTTGTCCAATGCCAGATTGACGTTCCGTGC